GTTTTCTTGTGATATAAGAACTATCTAAAACGTTGATTGATTCAACATATCTGTCTGCTAATTTAACTCTAAAACCAGGATCATCAGATTCAGTTAAAGAAGGGACTAAAACTGAGACACCAGTTTGAGTATTGCTATTAGTAACTGTTCCATGACAAACTCCATCAAGAGATACCTCATTGGCAAGAGTTACAGTATTTTTATTAACTGTTCCAACTCTATTGAAAACTGGATCAGATTCACCTGCTGTTGCATATGTAATAATATCCCCTTCTTTTAATTGACTTCTAAAATCAGCAACTGCTCCAGATGCCATTGCATTTCCACCAGTGATAGCAAACTGTGCACCTTCGTTGAATACTTGTTTTTTACGATTTAATACTGTATTTGCCGTAAATCCAGATGAATCACTAACTGATTTTACATCTTCAAAACTATTATCTTTAATTTGTTGAATATTGTTTCCTATATCTATTCCGTTAACAATTAATGGTTCATTTATTTGAAAAGATCCAGTAACATCACGAAGAGTTAATCCAGTTGATGAGTTTTGAGTTTCAATTGTATATCCAACAGCTCCGCTAAATTTACCCTTTACATGAGAATGTATTAATACAGGATTACCAGATGTAAATTGATTTTGAACTACTAAAGTTGTATAGAGTTGAAGATCATATATTTTTAAATCATACGTAGAGAATGATCCCGATGTTCCAACAACTTTTTGATCATAGTCAAAAATTCTAACATTTCCAATGACCGATCCTAGAGTTCCTTGGGTTGCACTAGTTCTTCTATTTCTTAAATCAATCGATGAACCTGCACCAAATCCAATTGTTGGTGTTCCTTTTACATTTGTAACTTGCATCGAATTACCAATTCGAATGGGAACACTTTGATTCTCAACTAACTTAGTGGTTCTTGGTTTTAATACATCAATTGACGATGTTGATATTTTCTCTACTTCATAACCTCTTACATATGCTTTTCCTGAAGATACTTGCAAACTCAACATATCCTCTTTTGGTGTGTTACCATTCTGTGTTTGCTGAGTATCAAAGTATATTCCTCTATTACCAATCCTGTCATTCAATGTTTCTTTGGCATTTAATGAGAATGGTTTTACATAATAATCCCCCGATTCATCATAAGTTCTTCTTGCTAACTCTTGTGCAAATATATTATATTCTGTTCTAGTGACTATATTTTTTACAATACCATTCTCAACTCTTAGTAATTCAACAAAATCGTTATCATTGATATCTGATAAAAGTTTTTTATGTAAAGTTACTGATAGTTTAAATCTATCTGCACCTGGTGCTGCTTCATTTGAAAATCCTTTAGCATTATCGTATAAGTCTGAATTTACAGATGACGCTTTAACTGTTTCTTCTGTTATTAAAAATCCGACTCTGTAACTTGGATTATTAGAATATTGATCTAATATTACTGTTGATGAAAGATTTTTTACAAAAAATCCACGAACAAAGTAAACACCTTCACTTACAGAGAATGCAGATCCAGTAGATGTCGCACTAGATACAATACATCTTGCAAATTGACTATTTGCTGCAATACTAGTATTAAGATAATTAAAAGTTGATAATGTTATTAGGTTTTCACCATCTGCAAAAATACGAGTGCTTCCATCTGGCCCAGTTTTTGTGTATTTGACATATAATGTATCAAAACCATCGATTGATTCTGAAGATGTTAGACGATTAACAACTATTGCTTCTACTCCTGTTACTTCTCCTTTTATCTTTATCTTATTATCAGCTAAGATTTTTGTATAATTATTTACTGGAATACTTAAAAAATTAGGATCTATCTTTACTGCAAAATACTCAGAATCATATGAAGTTCCACCAGGAATTATCATTGAACCTTCTTTAAAGAAGTGTTGTCCAAATTTTTCAACCTGATTTTGAAGAATTGATTGTAATGTTGTTAATTCTCTTGCTTGAACTGGAAATCCTGGTTTAAACAAGACTTTTTGATAGTTTTTACTATCAACAAAATCATCAAAATAAGGAGAAACGTTTAAATTGGTATTTTGTGGCATCTTTTTAGAACTCTATGACTATTTTTACTTCTTCTTTTTGTGAAGATGTTCTCGTTACTGGTGCTCGATTATCTATGTAGATAATTTCTCCAGAGTATTTTTTAACATCGGGGTTTGCTTTTCCGAGATTAAATGTTTGACCAAGATCAACATTTTTTCCACCAACTGCAATTGATTCTCTATTGTTAAAATCAACATCAACGACTAAATTTTCTGGTGAACCACCCGTGATAGCAGTATTCATTCCAACAAAATCAAGTTTTTTATAAGAGTATGTTGAAAGAGTAGAAAAACCAACTGGTTGATAATATTTTAAAATACCAGTATCTGGATTCCAAGATGCAACATAACCTACTGCAGTGGAGTTAACTCCAACTTTTTGTGTGATTAGAGTATTTGGAGTATAAGTAACATTTGAAGTTGTTAAACCTGATGCAGCATCTGGTTTTAACTTTAAAGCACTTAAATTAGTTGCAGTCGTATTATTTAGAAGGTCAGTTCCACTAAATTGAAGTGGATTTTTAACTAAACCGACACGAGAGAAATCATTACCAAGAACGTAATCTGGTACATGATCAACATTATTATCATATTTGGAGTATAACATAACTCTAAATCCACCCAATTCACGGTATATATCTGCACCATGTCCCCCTTTAGGAGGTATCACCACCTCAAATTCTGCGTCAGTGCCTGGTATGAGAGTTTTTCCACCAAAAGATCCAGCTTCAAATCTAATAGATGCATATGTGTAATCAGTTCCACCAATTACAGATGATACACTTTCTATAATTCCACTATTAATATTTACTGATATTGAACCTCCTGTTCCATCTCCTGATATTGGTATTCCAGAAATAGTTCCAGTGCTTGTAACCGTACCATTATCATCAATACTATATCCAGAACCACCATTTTTTACAATTACAGTTTCAATTTTTCCGTTTACTGCAGCATCTTTTACAGTTGCAGTTGTTGTATCTCCCCACTTTTTTGGTAAAGGAATATATGAAGTAGTTACAAATTTAACTATATCTGATGGTGAAATAGTGAATAAGTATTTCCAGAGGTAACCATCTGACCCATTACCAGCTTCTTGAGGAATTGTATTTGTATGAATTGGTTCAAATAAAGATTTCTGTCCATTGGGATTATCTGGATTTGCTCCATTGTTAATACATAGATACAAATTAAATTCAGAATTTAATACAAAATAACTAGAACCATATAAAGTCGT